GATCGACGTGTTCCTGGCCGTCCCAGAACCACTGGTGCGACCAGTCGGCGAACGGGCCCTGGTCGGCCGGCAGCAGGCCGGGGATCAGCGCCGCCTCATCGAGCCAGGCGGCAAGCAGGCGATCCAGGACAACGCATTCGAGATGCGACTGATCGACACGGATCGCTTTGAAGTACGTCTGGTGGTCGAGCCGGCCGGAGGCGTAGTTGTAGCCCGACGAGTTCCCCGCCGCGACGTTGAACGGCATGTTCAGGCAGCGGGCGATCTCGTTGAGGATCTCCTTCTTGAACTCGGCGTAGGTGGTTGCCGGCTGCTCGGCCTGCAGCTGGCTCATCTTCCAGCCGCCCGGCATGGTCACCAGCGCCCGCTGCTCCAGCTCGATCGGCTCAAACGGCTCGGCCGCGTCCGCCTCGCCCCCGGCCGGCGCGTCGGTGTAGAGGATGCCGGCGAAGTCAGCGGCCGTCTCCGCGGCCGCGATCACGGCCAGGGTGAACCGCCGCAGCTGGGCGAAGAGCGGCAGGGCCGGCATGATGTCCGGGATGCCGCGGGCCTGTCCGGGGCGGTCGGCCCGGTACCAGTGCAGGACTGAGGAGGCCGGCACGCGGTCGTAGTCGAGGATGAAGCGCCGCGACGTCTCGCCGGGATGCTCCCGCAGCACGTGGTATTCGACCGGGTTGCCGGCCACATCGAACACGATGCCGTCGATGGCGCTTTCGTTCCGTGCGCTGGGGTCCGGCGTGCAGACCTGGTCGGCCTCGACCAGCCGCAGGTCGAGCTGCACCGGCGTCGGCAGCTTCGGGTTGCTGGTCAAGATGGCGAAGGCCTCGCCGTCCTGCGCCCGGGCCAACCGCATCGTGCGGAGCTTCTCGGCCAGGGCGACCGCCTTAGCCCAGACGCTGAACTCCCGCTCGATGCGGCGGTTGGCCTCGGCATCCTGCGTGAGCATTTGCAGCCGAGGACCGGTGCCGATGGTGTCGTTGGCCAGGGTCAGCACGATGCCGCGGGCGTAACTGTTGTTGGCGACCTCATAGCGCGCCCGGTTCCGCAGCACGCGCCGCACTTCGGCGCTGTTGGCGGCGTTGGCCGACAGCCCATCGGCGTTGGCCCAGTGCCGGCGGTTGTCGTCGTTGGTCACCGCCGCGTCGTAGCGGGCACGCAGCACCCGGAGAGTGCGAGGCGAACTCGCTCGGCCGGGTTTGGCGGCGAACAGGTTGAACAGCCAGCGGAACACTCAGTTGACCCCCGGCGGCACGAACTTGTTGAAGCGCAGGCCGCGCTTCTTGTCCTTGGCGGCCTCCTTCGAGGCGAGGTAGCGGTCGGCCTCGATCTGGTCGGGCAGCGGGTGCTGCTCGACGCTCCCCGCGTCGCCGGAGGCCTTGGCCGGCCCTTCGGCGTTCTTGCGGATCTCGTCTTCGAGGTCGTCGGCCATGAGGAACACCCCCGCGGATCGGGCCGCAGTTGCAGCCCCCTACAGGTAGAGCTTTCCAGTTCGGGAGCGAATTGACGCAGTGGAAGGAGGGAAAGGAGGAGATCGTGCTACATCTAGCAATCCCGCGCCCGACCCGCGGCGGGGACCGACTCGAAGGTCACCACCTTGCGCCCGCAGTGGCGGCAGACCTTCCGCCGGCGGATGCGACCGTCGCGGAGCGGCTCGGTGTGAGTGGTGTAGAAGTGGCGGCACCCGCACTGGGGGCAGCGGATGCCGAGTTCGTCCCGGGCCGGCCGCGTTCCGTTCATCGCTGCTTCCTCCGCTGCATCGCGGCGAAGCTGACGCGCTCGCGCTTCGCGGAGGCCTGGCCGTCCGTACCCGGTAGGACCACCCCCTGCATGGACGCCGCCACGGCGCAGCCGACCAGGCAGTCGAGCCAGTGATTGTCGCCCCGCTCCGGGCGCGGCTTCCACTCGTCCACCGTGCGGCCCCGGCCCTCGGTTTTGACGCGGTACTCGGCGGTCAGGTGCTCCGCGAAGAGGCGGTGCATCTCCGGCCTGTCGCCGAACAGCGACAGGCAGCCCCGGTCGCCCATCGGCACGGCGAGCCGGGCGTGGACGAAGGTCTTCCAGTAATTCGTGTCGAAAAGCCCGTGCCGCACGGCCCGCTTGCCGTGGACGTTGGGGATGCGCCAGTTGTGCCCGACACGGTCACCCGGGCGGCGCTTGTACTCGCTGAACGGCTGACTCGACGCCCCGACGAACCGGCCGTGGCTGGGCAGCACGATCCCCGCGTGCGCCGACTGCCGGCAGAACTGGTAGACCACGTCGGTCGCCGAGCCCCAGTTAGCGTCGATCAGGCAGCGCTCGATCCGCAGCTCGGCCCCGTCGTCCCGCCGCCAGGCTCGGCCGAGCAGGTTGGTGGTCAGCTTTTCCAGGCCCGCGTAGATGGCCCCTTCCAGGCCGGCCGCACCGGTCACGCCTGCCAGCGTGAGGCGGGCGTCGCGGAGGGTGAAGCACAGCCGCTTCTGGTCGGGGAAGGTGCCGTAGTCGAGGACGTAGCCGGTGAAGTCGTCCTCCCACGCTGCGACGACGTAGAAGAGCAGGTTGGCCTGCACGTCGATAAACGCCGTCAGGTGGTTGCAGCCGATCGGCACCTCGCCGCGCTTCATCCGGTTCAGCTTGCCCGCGATCTGGTCGGCGGTCAGCTCGTCGTCGCCGGCGACCTCCTCGGGCAAGGGCTCGTTCTGGTACTCGGCGAAGAAAGCGGCCTCGTCCTGCAGCTTCAGGTTCATGGCGTGCTGGACGGCCGACAGCTCGTCGTGGTTGAATCGCTCCGGCCAGGCGACGACCGCGCCCGCGTCCATCGCGTCACGGTTGGCCCGGTAGAACTCCGTGGCCTCCTCGCCGGCGTTGCCCCGCCGCAGGCTGTCGGCGCGCAGCTCGGCGTACTGCTGCCAGAGCTTCTCGTTGGCCGGGAACGAGTAGACCATCTTGGTCCGCTCGCCGTTCCACTCGGGGTGCTTGTCGCGGTCGAGGATGTTGTCGGCCATGTCCCCCGGCCGGATGACCGTGCAGGGCATGATGCCGGAGATCTTCTTGCCGGGGCCGGCCAGGCCGAGGACCGCTCCCGCCAGGATGCTCTCGCGGGTGGCGCACTGCGACAGCGACCGCGCCGACTCGTCGGTCTGCGGGTCGTCGAGGACGACGAGGGTCGGCCGCACTGTCTTGCCGTCGGCCCGCTTGTACTTCATGCCGCGGATGCGGCCGGTGATCCCTGCAACCTTGATGATCGCCCCGCTTGCCCTGCTCTCGGGGATCGTCGGCAGCACGATGTCGCGGGCGGTCCAACTGATGTGCGTGCGCTCGCCCTTGAAGAGCTGCCCCTTGCAACGGTTGGCGATGCCGTCGAGGCACTGGATCGGGTAGACGACCTCGGGGAAGTCCTCCAGGAGCAGGTCGTTGCCGTCCAGCTCCATCTTGATGGAGTCGAGCATGTCCATCGCGTGGCCTTCGTCGGAGCCGATCAGGCACACGAACTCGCGGTGGCCGTAGAGCACGGCCCAGATGCAGGCGCACTCGCAGATGGTGCTCTTGCCCGATCCGCGGGGCATGGCCAGGGCGAACAGGCCGCCGCGCAGGACCGCCTGCTCGATGCGGGCGATGACCTTCAGGTGGTCCTTCGACCACGGCAGGTGAAACGTCAGCGGGAAGTACGACTCGCAGAAGAAGCGGAAGTTGGATTCGGCCCGCGCCTTCCGCCCCGGGTTGACGACCGCCGGCAGCTCGCCGATATCGCGGCCCGCCAAGGACAGTGCGAGGTTGCGTGCGCGGGAGCGGTCTTTGAGCTTCTCGTAGGGGTCGCCTTCCGGCTCGGGCCTCGGTGTGTGCCGCAGTTGCACGAGCCAGGCAACGTAACGCAACAGGTCCACGTGCCGGGCGTCGCCGATGCGCAGCCCGGCGCGGCTCCGATGGCGGTGGAGCTGGCGCTCGTTGAGCACCTCGCCCAGCGGGGTCGAGTTGAGGAGCCGGCACAGCTCGCTCGGTCGCAGCTTGCGCGGGTCAATCGCCACGGCCCATCTCCTTCAGCAGCCAGGCGGCGTAGTGGACCAGGTTGATCGTCCCGTCCGCGTTCGTGGGCGCGCCGGCGGCGATGTCGGCCTGGAGCATCTCGACGGTGACGGCCTGGCCGCCCACGCGGGCCAGCAGCCTGGCGGCGTCGGCCAGCGAGAGCGCGTTCGGGTTGAGGCCGGCCGCCTCGCGGTAATCAGTTGTCATACCGCCTCCGAAAAATCTCTGAATTCCTCGAAAATACCGGGCAGATCGCCTTGCCTTTCTCGGCACTCCAGCGCAACTGACTGATGTTCGCATGCACATTAGTCCGCCCGCGCGAGTTCCGAGAGACGGCACCATGATCGAAGCACGCCAGCTCACCTTCGGGGTCGAGATCGAGACCGTCGCCCCC